CGCTAATGTAAACATTACCACCAACACCAAGACCGCCAGCAACAACAAGTGCTCCAGTTGTAGCACTTACTGAGTTAGTAGCGATATTAACTGTTACAGATGTGTTTGGAGTAATAACCATTTGAGTATCATTACTTGACAAACCGCCTGCCGCAAAAACAATCTTGTTTTGCTGACCATTACCACCAGTAGCAAGAACAAGGTTTCCGTTTCCTGCAGTGTTTGCTGGAGCTTCCATGAAAATATAGCCATCGTGGTCAGCGGTAATTGTGAATGATGGATCACTAAAGTTAGCTGATGTGATACCCATGTCAATCCAGCCAGCATCGTCATCGCCTGCATCGGCATACGCAATAAAGTCAGTTGAGCTATTTGCATTTGTTCCTAAGTTTCTAAAAGCAATTTGCGAGTAATCTACAACATTTGATTGAAATGCAGCTACTGGATTAGTTAATGAGTTTGAAAATGTTTGAGCATTTGTTCCAACATAAACACCATCATCATTTGTAACAATCAGCGAATTTGATATCTGAGCAGATGTAATCTGAAGACTCGTTGTCCAGACTGCAGCATTGCCATTCGTTGACAATAGATAATTAGCATTGCCAGCTTGTGATGGCAATGAGTCTGTTCCAGAAACAACTTCTGCCCACCTCTCAGCTGCTTCAGCTGCAAAACCACCAGAGCCAGATGTGTGATCAAGAAGAGCAACATAATAACTGATACCATTTGTTACAACATCATCAACTAAATATGCAGTAGTTGTAGCCCAAAAACTACGATTTCTAAGACCACGGGTGAAAGATTGCCATTTATTTGCTGCAAGGTCTGTTGCGAATGTGCCTGATGTGTGTGCAATCAAACAAATATAGGTTGAACCACCTCTAACAACAATATCGTCTACTAAATAAGCAGTTGCTGTTGCCCAGTTCCCCTTGTAGTCCTGTCCTTCAGACATGACACTCCAGTATGTTGCATTAGTTGGTAGGTTATTGCTTGCATTGGTTGTATTGATATATACATAGGATTTACCACCATATGTAACAACATCATTTATTTCATATGTAGTACCACTATTGTAAGCACCCTGATGGTAGAACCTAAGTCTACCAAGATCTATTGCAGCCATTTATACAACCTCCACTATCAAATTCTTTTCGTTACCAGTATACCAAGAAAATGTTAATTCAGCTTGACTGGTTAACCAGTTTTTATATATATCATGATTTGAAGGATCAAAATACTCATTATCCGCAGTAAAAGTATCCCCTAATCTATGTTTTGGAATTGACACCACATTGGTTCCAGTGTCATATTCATTTGTAATCGTACCTGGCTCAAGGATTTCTTGAACTATCAGCTTTGCATTTGCTGGGTAGTATTGAAACCCATAAAACTTATCGCCAATCTTAAACTCTTCTTTTGTCGTATCCCAGGTTATAATTGCAGATGCACCAGAACCACCTGTTCCACCACTATTAACAAGATTAGGCATATTCTACCCCACTAATATTAAAGGTTACAGAGCTGTTACTGGAAGCAACATAGACATTGCTATTTACTGGAACAACAATTGATGTGTTATAGAACAAAACATCATTTTTAATGATATTAGCATTACTAACAATTTTATTGTTATTTGCTGGGGATGCTCCTGCTACTAAAATATGAATACTAGCAGTAGCATTTGCTGTGTCACTTGTATTACAAATATTAATTGATTTAATAATTGTGTAATTACCAGCCGTGTTTGCAACGGTATAAACATTAGAACCCGTTGAATTACCTAGATATAAAGACTTCGGAACTAGATTTGCCATTTATGCCCCCATCCACATTAAAACTTCATTGTCATAAGTTGTTGTATTCATGTCTTGAATAGTCGCTGCGTCAAGAATATGGTCTACAAATGCACCAGATGTGTGTGATCTTGCGGTTGTTCCATCATAACCACGAATCTGGATTGTAAAAATATTTGTACTTCTTGAAGAGATAAGCATCTTTTCTTCATCAGATGTTCCTCTATCAACAACTACTGCAAAAGGATTTGATCCAGATGGAAAACCAACAGCGTCAGTTACGGAAAAAGAAGAAGCGCTATTTGAAATATTTGCACTTAAGTTAGTCCTTAGAGCAGCACCTGTAAATTCTCTTCTCAGCATCAAAACCCCTTAGTCAATGCTGATATCAAGATCGCCAGTTGCGATTCTTAAAGTATCCCCAGCATCTGTTGTTTTATTTGTTGTAAGTGTTCCATACAACAACATGTTTCCAGTTGTAATTGCATCAAAAATACCAATTGCTACAGTTGTTGCTGCTGGCATTCCTGTAAAATCAATGTTGCTATCATTTGATGTTGCACCGCTTGAAGCAGCGGTAAATGTTGCAATTTGACGAGCATATGAACCACCAGTAACTTCTGTTCCACCAGCTGCATCAGATGGTGCGGCTGTAAATAGCGCTACATAAACATCTGCTGGCATTGTGTACGAAGTAGTACCCAGGAAGTGATCAATAAGTTTATTCTCAAGATAGTTTGTAAGATTGCCTGCCATTATTAATCCTCCTGATTAGTATAATACATTTCTTTTTCTTCATCACTAGGTAATCTAAAATTATCCAATGCAAGAAGCAAGTTGGCTTCTTCTGCTGGAAGCAAGCCCATTTTATTTCTTTGTGAAAAACGGAATCCAGATGCAGTTGAATATCCAGCTCCGCTTTCAAATACAATTAAAACCTTTCCTTCTTCAGAAATGTTTTCTTCAATAATTTCTTTTTTAACTGCAACTTTCTTTGCTACAGCTTTCTTCGGTTTATTAATTTTTTCGGATGTTACACTTGTTTCTTTATTAGTCATATGATCAATCTTACCACTTATGTTAATTTAAATCAATTTAAATATGATAAAAGGCGGGGTTCTTGTGAACCCCGCCCAATATCTACTTTAATTGTTTAAATTAGAGTGAACGCAACTTAACATTCTTACCGATTACATATGAATCAGCATTTTCAATGTTGGCTGCAACTCTCATGTACTGTGTGTACTCAATTGTGTCAGTCTTTGGCTTGAACTGGCGGTACACTGTGATGTCACGGTGGATACCAATTACACGGTTGTTAGGGAATGTAAGTTCCACAAAACCATGTGAGCCTGCTGCACCAGAGTAGTCACCAGTTGCGGTTTCTGGCATCAAAGGTACTTCAATCAGAGGAATACCGAATGGTGAAAGACCAGTTGCACCTGGACCACCATTTGCTCTCATTGAACCTTGCAAGAACGCCATTTCACCAGCTGTTGACATTGGAGCAGGTGCGCCTGCTGTTGCCTCAGTTGCCGAGTTTGGATTACCCAAGCTATAAATTGAATCCTGAACAAGTCCTGGACCTGTGAAGAATCGCAATTCATTGCGGCGCTGCAAGTACTTGCTTGGCAAGGTACGAAGAACTTTGTCAAAGACCGAACGGGAAATGTTATTTCCTCCGAAGTCTACAACATCTCCGCTTGTTCTTGCAAGCTTGTTGAAACCATCAAGAGCCTTAATAAGACCATTGTTTGACGATGTATTACCGTTGATAAACAAGTCATCAAGGTCGTTTGCTGTCTGACGAGCCATAATCTGTGCGATATGGTCTTCCAGTGAAGCGCCCTCAATGTTGTCTTCCAACGATTCCGTTGAAATATTCCAGTCAAGACGAAGCTTTACAGTTGAAAGCGATACCTTGCTGAATGTAACGGCTGCGTTTGCGCCATCATCTGTTGCTTCGGTTGCCTTTGCAAGCAAACGAGTGCCGACAGATACCTTGTCAATATCCATCTGTGGAGTACGCATACGAATTACTCGTGCGTTCTTCATCAATACTGACTGATCAACAACGAAGTCAAGGAAGCGATTTGCTTGCTCTGGGTAGAGAAGTCCACCACCACCGCTGACTGGGTTGCTGTTTGAAACCACTGTCGTAGTGACTTCATCTGCTTTTGATAAAATTTCTTGTTGTGTTGCCATATGTTAATCCTCCCTTATGACCTATAACCTAGGGAGTTAATTAACTCCTGTGGCAAATATGTATTTCTCCAGAATGAAGTAGGTGCAGACTTGGCAAGTGCCTCTTCTGCTACTTCCTCTTCGTCTTCTGGATCTACGCTCTTTTTAACAGCTCCAGCTGCGGCAAATGCCTCAACCTTTTCTGTTTGCTCAGCGAGAGCCAACTCCGCTGTTTCCAGCTTCTGATGAAGTTCAGTACTTTGAACTTCAAAACCCTTAGCAACTGCTTCAATTTTTTCCTGAACAGAGGCTTCAACTTCTTCCTTGATTGAAGTAGCAAAACTAGCCAGTTTTTCATCAACAACAGCACTCAGAGCATCTTTAAGAACATTAATGTCCATTTCTTCCTCCTGTGTGTCTCCACTTACTTCAACGGAAGTTGAAGTTGTTTCTTCTGCGACATCTGGAACAAGCCATCCAATAAACTTTTTCAATAGACTAAGCTTACTAATTTCTTGTTCATTCATGTCAGAGATCTTATCATAAGTATCATTTAATTGCAATTCAGAGTCTTGCTGAATAATAGATTCCATTTTCTCAATCATCTCCTTAATTGTATCAAAAAATTCACTGTCTTGTAAGGACATTTCACTTTTTGTTGTATTTTGAGAAGGGTTGTTTGGAACACAATTCGGAACCATGTTTCCATTTGCACCCTTCTTTTCACCTTCTTGGTGATAGCCCTCCCAACAGGGACTGCCTTCTTTCTTAACTTTCTTTTTTGGTTTGAACTTTGGAGAGCCAGATGGGAAAGGAGGAACCGTTGGTGATGTGATACCATTTCTTGCTGGATACTTAGACTCTGCATTTTCTGTTGTTACAGACGCATCCTTCTCAACATCCTCGCAAGAATTGCAACCACAGTCACAGCCCTGATCTTTCATTAATTCCAGAACAACATCCAACAAATCCTCGTCAAAATCGTTTTCTAAGAAACCTTTCTTCTTTGAGTTCGCATAGCGTTCAAGCATCCTGCGACCTTTCGCAGCAAGTCTTGCTGCGTCTGCCATATCCTGAGGCACTGGCTCACCCCACGCCGCTGCTGAAAGCGCAAGTCGTGTTGGTTCACCATTTGGCTTTTTCATTGGACCAGATGGATTTGTAAAAAATCTTGTAAGGAACGAACCCTTGCGGCGCATTTTTTCTGGAGTGTCGGCAGCACCACGAACACCTGGCTTTAGATTTGCCCCTTCTGTTTCTTTGAAGTGTCTTCTGCCAGCCGCTGTGAGACCACCCTTTGGATCCTTGAGGGGTTGCTTTGCTTTTGCCAATTGACAATCAAGATCGCAATCAAGAGCGTATTTAAACAACCCCTCATCGTTCATTTTGATAATATCAATAATCGCTAAAGCATTTGCTGGGTTATCTACAAGGCTCAGTTCACCAAGAACATATTTTTTAATAATATTTACTGGCTTACCACGAAACATCTTATCGGCTGATTCTGATTTCTCAATTACCTTGCCGCCAATTGAGAAAGAACGAAGGGTTCCGTCAAGAACTTTCTGCCAGGTGTCTTCAGCGCCCTTTGAAATATAAGCTTCTACCTTAACGGCATTGTATGATGTTCCATCAGCGCCAGTAATAACAACTGGCTCATATTTAACAGCCTTGCCTACGGCAATAGGGGCATGCATTTCTCTAATGTTCCCGCCCCAGTTTGCAAAAGCCTCTTTGGATGCCTCAAAGTCAACAATATCACCAGCTTTATCAATATTGTCTGCGGTAGCAATACCAACAACAATCCTTTGTTCCCGCTTAATCATATCAATTGGGAATGAAATATTAAAATCCGACATTTAGCCCTCGTAGCCTACCAGCATATATTGTTTTTAACAATATTGCAAATCAGCCTAGTGCAAAAACTGCTACAGCGGAAGAGGCGGTAACTACCTGAATGGTTGTATAATCGCCATCAATTTCTATGTATTCCGTAGACTCTGCTGGAAGAAGGATTGTATATTGCCCATTAAGCTTAATGTCAACATCACTCGCCCCTTTATTATAAACATACAACTCACTTGTGTGTTGTCCAATATTTACAACACCATCAGCTGTTACTAAATTTTTGTTTGAATATACCAAACTACTTTCACTCATTGTATTCTCCTTGAATAAATTTACTGGTTGAATCGTTGTTCACTCCAGAATCTTGATTTTGACCACGCTCTGCTTGAGCCCCATCTGCCACTGGATTACTTGTTGCTCCATCACCAGTCGGTGACTTAGGTGGATCAGAAGCAGAATTATTGTCGTTTCCTGGAGGAGCCCCCACGCTGGAGTTACCAGCAGCATTTTGCTCTTTTTTAACATTTGTTGGGAAAGGCAAAACCTCATCTCCATTGTATCGCTCTGGCAAACCGATTTGACCTCTAACCTCGTTAGGGGTAATAACTTCTGTGCGTAGATATCTATCATTAATTCTTGACTGAATATCTTCATCAACAAGGTCAATCTTCTTCAAACGAATTGCCATCAAGTCAGTAAACTCGGCAATAAGCCTGTTTAGTTTCTTTTCAATAATTGATTGATCTGGACCGATCACTTGCATCTTGAAGCTCTTATCAGCATCTCTTGATACAGCCAAGTTTGCGTTGTCATAAACACCAACTTTTGGCGCAGGGACTCTGTTCGCAACAAGAATTTCATCACGATTTGATTTGCGATATTTATCAAAAGAAGAATCTTGAATGCCAGCTTCAAGTTTTTCAAACTTAATATCAGTATCTGTTCCAAGATTAGCAGGAATTGGAATTACCAGTGTTCCGTGATTACGACCCTTAACTTCATTTCTAAAATAGTTAATCAATTCTTGCTTTGATTTATTGCTAAGTTTTGCACCCTTAATAAGAATTGCATAACGAGGTATTGCTTTATTTTCAAAATAATCAATGTTGTATTCTTTTGCAAACTTATCACCAACAATTGCTGCAGCAGCAGAAACTGCTGATGGAATTCCATAATATGTATTGTTAGGTGAATAGATTTTAAAATGAATTAGCTCATTCGGCTTTGGATCATTATTGATTGGATCAGGAGTTTCTTTATCCTGAAACTGCCTAAAGAATACTGCTTGAATTTTATTTGTTTTTGCAATCTGGACATATCCATCACGCTTTCTACGGACACGGACAAGCGTTGCTGGAACATGACCAATATAACCAATCTGACCAGCGTTGTTGCGACCAATTTCAAGATAGCCATTACCAACAGTTAAGACATCTTGCCATACACGGACTAAGGTTTCAATCAAAGTCTCTTCAATATTTAAGTTTTCAAATGTTTCATCAAGATTCTCTTTGAGATCCTGATACTGTTGCCTTAGTCTTGTAAGTTTTTCTTCACTACCTTGAGCTTTTTCAATCTTTCTTTTAGCTTTAAGCGTTTCTACAAATTCATATCCGAGACCAACGGTGTTCATAACACGAGCATTAATTGCTGCATAGTGAATTGCACTTTGGTCATACAGACCAGCGAGTGTGTCTAAATCGTATGGGGGATTTACAATGTCGTAAAGTGAATATCCACTTACAATTTCTGGGTCAACATATTTTGACTTAGTACCATCTTCTCCCTCATGTTTTTTTTGCAGACGCATCGCTTTGCGTTTCATTTTTGGAGAAAGAGATGAAATCTTTACAAAAGAAAAAGGATCTGAATCTTCAGATTTTGATGTAAACCCCATATATGAAATATCATCTATTTCATTTTCAATGAAATCATCTTGTACGAGTTCCATTTTCTTATCCATTCTGTCTCCTATTATCAAAGTGTTCATCAAACATATCTTCAAATGGATCAGCTACAAATCCGTTAGCCAATCTTTCTGTTTGATCATCTCTTTCTGCGGCAGAAATTTTCCTACCTCCAGCAATCCATCTAACATGTCCATCATCATCGCCAGACCAGTACTTACCAGCATCAAGAACTCTTTTCTCAATGCTTAAGTCATACATGACACCCTCTGCTGAAAGGACACCATCGCCATCCGACAACGCTTCACCTTCAGCCGTAAAGTATACGCACACTCCGTAAGAGCGCTCTGGAATCCAAATATTTTTATCTTTGATCATATCTGACGACATAAGTTTAATTATACACTAGTTTTAATCAAAAACAGCACAGCTGTGTTCAGATATCAGCGTATCGGACATGCACCCGTTGCACAATCATCCATATCAATCATTAGATCGCTAGAATTCTGTTGAAGCGGGATTGAAAAGTCTAGTTTTGCAACCGACTTGTTGTACTCTTCCTCGGTAATTTCTTCATACGGAGGAAGCGGGAAGTTATGATCAACATGCAAAAGGAATGAAACAGACTTAACGCTCTTATCGTAGTTCTTAGACAACCAGTCCTGAATGGCTGGTAATTCTTCTTTACGATAATACACTGTTACAGAAACAGCATTGTCAGCCCACTCAGTCTGCATCTTCTTTACCCATTCAAGCTGGTCTATTGCAGTCATATTTGCGGCTAACACAGCACCTTCTGGTGATTTGCATGGGAACTCAACAACATAGCGAGTATGATCTTCACGACCATCTAGCCCAATATCCCAAACAACCTTGTACCCACGCTTACGACAGGCATCCACTAGTGGATCAACAGAGCTAAAACGAACTCTTCTTGTATAGAAATTAGCAAATGCTGGGTGGATACCTGGTGTCACACCTGGCAAAAGCGAAAGTGTTCCAGATGGCTGGACAGTGGTAAGTCTGACCGAAGGATTCCAGCCGTGATCTTCACTGTAAGCCTTATCAAAGCTCTTAAGATATACATAAGCCTCATCAAGCCATCCAACTTGCTTTTCTGTTGCCTGAAGAATACCAGTCACAGATTGACCGAGGCGACCATTCTTGTGAACAATAGTGTTTGTCTTCTCGTATGGATATGAAAGCCTTGTAATTTGTTTTTGAACCATATACAGGAGTCTTGAAATCTCAAGCATTTGAGCCAATGACTCAATGTTTGGCAAAAAGATTGTAGAGAGGTTACAAGATTCACCATCTGATAACGCAATTTCTGCGCATGGATTAAATCCTTCAACTGTTGGATCTGGTGACTTCTCACCCAATCTTCCATATGTTCTTGCCATCTTTCTGTTTAGCAAACCGTATGGTTCACCAGTCCCGTCATAACCCTTCCAGAATTCTGGAACAATTTCATCATAGGAGTCTGCGTAAATACTGTTATTGCTATTTGATCTCCAAGCTGGAACATTACCGCTTCCCCAGTTTTTTGCACGAAGGAATAGCATGTCATCAGGATCGCCAATAGCAATCTGTGCTGAACGGCGTGAAGAGCCAGAAATTACGATACGACCAATGATGTTGCAAATATCCAACACATCAATTGAACGAAGTTTTTTCCCAACACGATTATCAAGAACTTTGCCAATATCAACAAGACCCTCTACGAGAGCTCCTGGACCAGAGGCAATACCACCAAATGTCTTTAGTGGTGCTCCATACTCACGAATAAGAATTGTTGAGTATGTAAAGGATTTTCCAGTAACAAAATAAGATTCAAGAACCTTGTGGAGAAGTTCTCTCCAGCCCTGTCTTGAGTCTGGAACAATGAAGTCAGCATCTGCTGTTCTTTCTGCTGTAATGTAATTGACTTTTTTAATCTTTGGCAGATCATGAATCTTTGAGCGCTCAACAGAAAAGCCAACACCACCACCAAGCATCAAGTAATCAAACAAGAGTTCAAAGTCTTCAATCTTTTCAATGTTTGTATAAAAACAATTGTTAAGTGAAGTTCCAGAAAACTTACTTACAAGAGGTGTACCGAGCTGCCAGAGGGCTCTGCCAGAGACTGAGCACCTAAGATTAAACATGTGATCAAATAGTTTCTCTGCTTCTTCCTGAGAGAAAGGAACTCCGATTTCAATAGCGCCATCAATAATTCTTTTTATAGTTTGAACCCAAGACTCTGTTGAGTCAGTTCCTTCAATCTTGCGACTGTATGTCCTAAGGAACACAACCTCTCCAAGTCCACCAAAACCCCAAGGCGGGGTCTTTGAACCATAACTAGCAATAAAATCATTTGACAACAGCGACATCTACATACCTCCAAAAGTAAGAACAACTAGTTTAGACGCTGAGCATAGCAGAGTCAAAGATTAGTACTTAGGACTACGACAAAGAATTTTGATAAAAATCAAAACGATTCAAAATTTTATCAGCAACCGATGACCAAGACCACTCAGAGTGAATAATCCTTGCTGATTTAAGAGCATACTTTTTAAAGTCATCATACTCATTTACAACATTCTCCATTAAGTCAAGGAGTTGTTGGAAATTTGGGCTTGCCCATTCTCCAGTGTCACAATCATAGAGATGATCTTGCCAATCAGCTTTTACAAAACTAGCCTCAAGAGGAATACCGTATTTTGCAAAATCAGCACAACCAGTTAGGTTTGTGACAATTGTTGGTAGACCAGTTGCAATTGCTTCAAAAGGAATCATTCCAAAACCTTCACCCATTGTTGGATAAACCATACAATGACATTTGTGATACAAAGATACTAAATCCTCTGTACTAAAATTATCTGGGATTCCAAGGATTTGAGGATGATTATAAGCTGGTACAAGTTGATCGTTAACATAACATTCTGCATAGCAGAACTTGTTATACTTTAGAACAAGTTGAAAATCCTCATTGCCATCATATAGCTCAAGAAAAGCATCAACAACCATTTGTGCGTTTTTTCTTTTTGAATCTCCACCAACATGTAAGAAGTTAAACTTACCAGTTAGCTCTCTTTCAAGTATAGAAAATTCTGGAGAGATACCGTGAGGAATAGTAAATACATTTGCATTAACATTATGTTTAATATAAATATCTCTGATGAAATCAGATGTAGCCCAGACTTCATCGCACTTGCGCATGTTGTCAATCCAGTGTGGAGGGATCTTGGTTGATTCCCAGGGGGTGTAACCAATATTGTATTTTGACTTCATCTGGTAATAAGTTGGGGGGCAGAAGTTAATGTGATATGGGATGTCTTCTCTTGTGTAAAAGACAGCGCATTCTTTTTCCTGCAAAGCTTTGATTGTAGAAAGGGCAGCGTTGTAGTAACCCTGGCTATACCAAGTGTCACCAGATGCATCCATATGATTTAAACTAAACCAGCTAATTTTTTTCATTAAAGGTGTTACTCTTTTTCATTCTCCAGAACAGTTTTGTCTGATGACATAGACAAACATTTTACACCTTTTTGGATCAGCTCGTTGGCTGTTTCTTCAGATATTTCCACACTAATTGGCATGTTAGTAAAAACACACCTAGTTGCTGCAAGATAGAAGTCGTCAAACTTGACCACACTGATGTGGTCGGGGTCAATAATTGCAGCAGGACCATAATCATCCGACTCAACAATAGCAATGATCTGCATACTTCTACCTTATCACCTTTTCCATTTGGAACATAGTGTCCGTATGCTTAGTATACCAAGTATATAAGTATATATAGTTTATAAGTATATTAGTATGCTAGGTTTACCCGCATGCCCGCATGCGAAGCATATCATGAATTCTGAGAAAAAGTTTGCGCAAATGATTTTTTTTTAATTTTTCTGATATGCTCTCTACATGTCAAATTTTATATTCTGGGCAATCTGGTTAACTATATCCGCTCTTGGAGTAAAATACTCTGCGGACAAGCTACTTAATGAAAGCATTACTTTTCAAACAAGCATTATACTTATGCTTATTTACCAATGGATTAGGTTTGCTAAACCATTAGATAAAACTAATAACGATAAAGCTAAAACACTACCTCCACCAAATACAGTTAATAGAAATAAGCGTAAATGAGAATAACTAGTTTTAACTCTGATATTAATCTAGAAGATATTGAGTCTCTCCAGATTATAATTAAGGCTGTGCCTTTTGAAGATAGTTATGTACCAGCATTTGTTATAATGTCTCCAGAAGATAAATATGAAATGACAATTGATGAACTTAACTCTTTGATGGATGGCATAGAAATAGCAAGAAACAAAGTTGATGAAATCATTACATATATTTTAAGAAAAAAAATATTTAATGAAAATGGAGAAGATAGATATGATTTTGGGACAGATAATTAAAGACTTCCCGTATCCGACAAGAACATGTCCATACTGTAATAAAAATCTAGTTGTTGTTAATGCAGTGCATTGGCATGAAGATAGATATCAATATAAAGCTCTTTATTTTTGCTCTTATGCTAAATGCCCTGTTTATGACGAAGGTGCTAAGAAAGCATATGCAAGAATCGTATACTCATCCGAAGATGCTGCCGCTTACTTCTGGAGGGTACAAATCCCAGTCCAGCGCTGGGAGCAGGCTGATGTTGTGAGCATTTATGAATAGCATGGTAAAATTGTAGATTATGTCAGTAAATAACAACCCTGAAAATACTCTGTCAGAAGAGGAAATTGAATACGCAATTAAATCATTGAAAGAATGGTTTAAAGAAAAATGGGTTGATATTTCAAGACCAAAAGCTGGTGGTGGATTTGAGCCATGTGGTCGTGCAGACGCAGAGTCTGGTAAGTACCCAAAATGTGTCCCTGCCTCAAGAGCAGCAAGAATGACACCAGAGCAGATTCGTTCTGCAGTGCAGAGAAAACGAAGAGCTGAGTCTACTGAAACTAGAGAGGACAAGAAACCAATTAATGTTTCAACAGATGTAGAAAAAGCAACAAGAAATGTTCCAACCAACCCAGCGCTATATGCAAGGGTTAAAGCTGAAGCGAAAGCTAAGTTTGATGTTTACCCATCTGCCTATGCAAATGCTTGGTTGGTTCGTGAGTATAAAAAAAGAGGTGGAGGTTATAGAACAGTGAGTAAAGCGTTTGATATTTCAAAAATTGCTGAAGATCTTGCAGAAGAAGAGGCAGCTCTTGCTGATGCCTTAGTAACAATTGCCAGGAAATTTGGAAAGTTTAATGAAGACGAAACTGGCATTTGGGCTGGCTATGAAAGTGCAGAAGAAAATGATGTTAAAGATATTGGTGTAAAGTGTGCAAACTGCGTTTTGTATGAAAAAAATGGAGTGTGCATGATAATTGCCCAAAAAGTTGAAGATGAAGGAATGTGCAGATTTGCCATTATTCCAGATGGAGTCGTAACTCCAGAAGGGGATGATGACATGGAAGAAGAAATGGATAAAAATGTCGGAATCAGCATTGCTGATGAGGTTATAAAAAATTTACTATGATATGCTAGTTAGTATATCTTTAATACAAGGAGAATATATGAAAGACAATATGAAGAAAATGGTCTCTGACCACAACTCAATGAAGTCTTGGCACGAAACTGCTGCAAAAACTGCCGCAGAACAAATGCAAGATCACATTAAGGCTGCCGCATGGCATAATTCGCAAGTTGATATTATCAAGGGAATGATTAATGAAGTTCCTCTTGATCCAGAAAAGAAGGTAAGTTCAGTCCCAACAGCTGGTTCTGCATCAACACCAACATCTGGTGCTGGAAAGACATCAGGCACAAAAGAAGTCCCTCTTGACCCAAAAACAGTTAAGAAGAGCGATCTTGTTACGGCACTCTCTTCTTTTGAAGAAGAGTTTGGTAAGTTTGATATGTCAGTAGAGGATATTGCAAGCTTTCTGCTTGCATAATAGTGAGGGTTGATGGAAGCCGTAACTGTTGCTCTAATTGCTGCTGTCGGGGGAATCCTGGTAGCTTTGGTACAAAAAGGAAGAGTGGAAAACAAAAACGATCATGGCGTAGTCGCTTCTTTACTAATGGATCTTCATAATGATGTTGAGGTTGTAGAAAACAAACTTGATAAACACATTGAATCACACAATCCAAAACAAGAAACAAAGCCAGTAACAACTAAAGCTGTTAAAAAAGTATCAACTAAAAAATAAATTTAAACGGGCATCTTCAGGTTTATAGTATTCCGAAAGGTTATTATAAATGTGTGAGGATGCCCGTTTTTATTTTTAAAATAATCATTTATCCCGTTGATTTTGTTTTCTAAAAATGATAGTCTCTTCATACCTAGAGAAAGGCTATACATGTCAGAAGAAAACATCAACGAAGAAGATTCTGGATTTACTGCAACAAAAGAGTTCAGTGTAATTTTTGACAAGCTTATTGGCTTGATCCCAGTCTCAGACCACAGAGAAGCCGCTTCTGTTATTTACGGTCATTATAAAGGTTGGTCTCCATCAAAGACCATCAAGTATTACAACATTGATGAAAAATCATATTCAACATACGCTGAGCTTTTTAAGTTCAAAGAAAAGGTGGTAAATCAAGTGAGTGGAAGAAAGTCAAAGCAAGATAATATCGTTAGTTTCCTTAGTGGAAATGTTGGTAAGGTTATTACACCTGTGCAGCTTGCAACAGATGTAGAAATCTCACTTCCAACTTTTTACAACTTCTACAATGCAAATCGTTCTTACTTCAAGAAGGTAAAGCGTGGACATTTTGAAATTGTAGATCCAAAGGTTGAGCGAGCAAATAGCTAATTATGGAAAAATTGGTAGTTGTGCGAAATATGAAATCATGGGAATTCTGTGCGGAAGAAGCCGTAAAAGATTTGTTTTGGTTCGTAGACAGGTTTGATATAACTGGCATGACTACTGAATGTGGTACCTCTTGGAAATCACGGATGAGTAATTTCTACTGGGATAATTTAAATATTAATTTGTCAGGCGATCATATTAGTAATATTAAAAACATTATTGATTGGTGCATTGACAATAAGACATGGGAAAGTGATCCGCATTATTACAAAGATAGCAATGAAGATAAGTTAATGTATTGTCGGCAGTACCATAGCTGGCTGTGGTCAATGATTGGTGCTGCCGCTTTGCATTACTGTAAGATAAATGGTATCTCTTTAGATAAAGAAATGCTTATATCTACTTTAATTAAAAAACAAAAAGATTATGGTCCAAAAAATATTGAAAGATTTGGTCTTAATGGCTTGACAATCAGATTGCATGATAAAGTTGCAAGATTAGAAAATCTTTTATCAAAACCAAAAGGAGTTGCTAATGCAGTCTCAGATGAAAGCGTTTATGACACATTGCTTGATATTGGCGGTTATGCTGCGATTGCATTGATGTGGATTCGTGGAGAGTTTCTTCTACCAATGGAAACTCCGTGAGTAATCAGGCGTGGTCATGGTTGTTAGCAGCTATGGGAATTGTAGGGATGTTTTTCATTGGTAAGAAAAAATGGGAAGCTTTCCTGTGGATGATCTGTGTAGAGTGTTGCTGGACATACTACGCAGTAATCACAAAGCAATATGGTTTCATACTTGGATCATTTGCATATAGTATTGTTTATTTAAGAAACGCTTTTGTATGGAGGAAAAATGACAGATAATTTTAATGACCCAGAAAAAAATTTTAATCCATTTTTTGGAACAATGGAAGTAAATTTTGAGCAATGGATTACTACTGGAATAGATAATGGCTGGATCAGTAGACCAGTGTGTTCAACACATGATGGTGTTCCAACCACGCATGATGAGGATGTGGAGTGGGAAGAGGGCGGGGATCCATGTATCTACGCTGTTCGCCTATTTGCAGATGATGAAGAAAGAAAAGCTGTACAGGACAACTGTGGTATATAAAATGGCAAGACAGCCTGCGAAAGTTGAAGAGATGGATGCCTGGGTTATTCGCTATGTAAACAAGCTTAAGAATATGATGGGGTTATCTCACTGGACAATTCTTGTGCAAGCAAAGCCTTGCAGCCCAGATGCACTTGGAGAAACAGAGGTTGTTCATGGTCAACATCTTGCAAAAATGTATTTACACAAAGACTTCAGGAAAGATACACCAGAAGATGTTCGTGCAACAATCGTTCATGAGTTACTACATTGTCATATGGCAGTAATTGAAGAAGCTGTTAATGAAATGCTAAAACCAGATTCAGATGACCAGAAAAGTAAGGCTGTCCATAAAATGGTGACATCTTTGATTGATTACGAGTGTGAAAGAATTATTGACAGTCTTGCTGAATCAATGGGTAAGTGGATGCCAGTTCCTGATATGCCTAAGCCGAGAGTTCAGAAAAAAATTGTGAAGAAAGTGGTGAAAAAACAGGTGAAGGGTAAGAAGTGATGCAAATTCCAGACAATATGGCTAAGCATATTCAAAAAATATTTGATGGTGAATATGATGTTCCATATGAAAATCCAAATCCAGTAATTCTAGATATCGGTGGTAATGTTGGTGGTTTTTGTTTATGGGCTAAAAAGCGTTGGGTTAATTCAAAAATCTATTCATATGAACCAATTAAAAAAAATTTTGAGTATTTAAAAACAAACACAAAAGATCTTGAAAATATCATGGTTATGAATCTTGCAATAGGTTCAAAAACAGAACAAAGAAGAATGTATTATGGAGCTCATAATGTTGGTGAGTGCAGTTTTCAACACGGCGCTGAGCAGATTGAAGAAGGCGAAGATGTTTCTGTTATAGCAGCAAGCTTGCTGCCAAAAGCAAACATTGTGAAAATTGATACCGAAGGTGCTGAGATTGAGATACTAGAAAACATGGTTATCAAACCAGATGTTTATTTGATTGAATATCACTCAGCATATAACAGAAGAAGAATTGATAATATACTGTATGACTACACTTTAATAGATGCAGATATTGCTCATCCAGACTATGGTATTGTAAAGTATGCTTTATCAAGTAAATTGATAGTGTAGAAGTCATGATTGATATTGTTAATAATTTAATACCAATTGAGCAACAGTTAAAAATTAAAAATGTTACTGAGTCAATGGATTTTCCTTGGTGTTACAATTCTAGAATTGCATCGGCACCAAGTGTTGATGAAAAAAATTTCATTATAAAAAATTTAAATTATCAAACCAGTTATGCGTTTTCTCATATCTTGTATTACGATGCAAAACCTACATCTGAATTTTTTGAATTGTTCATACCTGTTTTAAACGCAATTGCTTTACACATAGATAGACCATTTACTTTGGTCAGAGCTGCGTTAAGACTTCATACATCAATATCTGATAAACCCGTTGTGGAAAGACCTCATATTGATTATACAAATGACAATATTAAAGCACTTGTTTACTATGTTCATGACTCAGATGGTCCAACAGTTGTGTACGATAAAAAACACACAGATGATAAAGATGTGTTTTTAAATACACAAAATATTAATAAAGCAAGTCAAGGCGATGCTATTATTTTTGACGCAAATCAGTATCACTCATCCTCACACCCTGGAGTGACTGATTCAAGAATTACTTTGAATATTAATTATTTTTAAGCATTGAATTAAAAGAGATTGAAACTCTTTCTTCATCTGTTTTATTTGGCAAAACAAAGTGTTTCTGCCAACCAGGAAACAGAAGTAGTCTTCCAGTAATTGGCTCTGCAAAGAATGTATTGGAGTTAAGGTCATTAAAATCATTGATAGCTTCGTATGGATAGTGATATCCTTTAATTTCAGAACTACTAGCATAGTCAAAGCCAATTAATCCTTGATCTGCGCCATGCGCTTTCAAATACAGAACACCAGATATCATTGAATGAGCATGAAGATGCCCTGTGTTGTAATCACCTTTATTATTAATATTAGCCCAAGCATAACTCAGATCAGCTGATACATTTTGATGGAACCCATAATCTTTAATTACATCATTAATTTTTTTTTGGATTAAAGAAAAGCATTCTTTAAATGACTCATCTTCTAATATCCCAGAGCTCTGCCAACCACCACGATTGCTTTTTTGTGTATTTATATTTTCATTATTTTTAATTTGATGAGTTCTATCTACCAGTGCAGAATAATCTAAACCATCCAATGTGTCTTCCCAAATACAATCTCTAAAAATTGTGTGTTGAATCATACATACATGATACCATGCTGTATTATGATATTGCTATAATAACGCCCCTTTAGCTCAGTGGTAGAGCACTTCACTTGTAATGAAGCGGTCCTCGGTTCAAGTCCGAGAGGGGGCTCTAGGAGGAAATATGTCAAAACAGGATAAAATTACACACGCAATTTATTTTACGCTTCATGCAATTACAATTGCTATTTTGCTGCTAAAGTAAATAGCACAATGGCGAGTAGCTCAGTTGGCAGAGCAAGGGACTGTTAATCCCTGGGTCGTAGGTTCAAACCCTACCTCGCCAGCCATGTTTATTATTGACAACTATGTATCTATAGAGGAACAGTCGTATCTTTACGATTACTTCACTAACCCTAAAGTTCCTTACCGCTTCTACCGCAGCCATATTTACCATGAAGATAGTAAGTGGTCACATGCACCAATGCAGATGTCTCATCACCTGTATGAGTCGGAATCAGACATTGCCTCAACTCACCTTCCAGCAATTCAGAAGCTTGTAGGTAATCTAGCAGATAAGTTTGGAAATATCAACCTATTGCGGGCTAAGGTAAATGTTACATCCCCTTACCCTCCAATGATGCACTACGAGCCCCAAGTTCCTCATGTTGATTTAGAGTACGACAATGGCGAGCCCGTTGACCACAAAGTTCTTCTATATTACATAAATGACTCAGATGGACCAACTTACTTTTTTAACGAAGCACACGAGCTCCAAGACACCGTATATCCAAAGCCAGGGCGAGCTATCATCTTTGACGGTAGCAACATCCATGCCGCTTCAAATCCCGTTCGCTCTCCGTTTAGGTTGGTTGTCAATATTGACTTCCAAACATACAGATGAATTATTTTTTTTGGATATGGTGGTTATTTGAATTATGCCTGCTATTCTTAGCGGATATGGCATACTACATTCTTGGAATAATCTTATTGGGGTGGGTGGCAAAAATCGGACTAAGCCAAAGGCATCGTCAGCAAAAGCTTATGAGATATAGGCTTTTCCAAGACCGCTTTCATGAAGATCGTTTTCGCAAGTCTTTTGACGAGTGACTACTTCTTCTTGGAAAAGGATTCTCGCTTAGCGAGCAAAGCGTCAAAGTCTTTGATCTTGGTTTCGCCCATGTATCCCCAAGCATAACCCTCATCAATGAGTTGTTCATTGATTGACTTGGCAGATCCATCAAGGTATACCCAACCCAAGATGCGCCCGTACTTTTCGGAGCTATCAGGGAGTTCGGTCTTCACGACTACATCTTTGGCAGCGTCAATTGCTTTCTTCAGCTTGTCTTTTACCTCAAGCCCCAATGCCTTCTCTCGTGCGTCTTTTGTGCGAGATTCAGGGGTATCAATTCCCGCCAGTCTAACTCTTTGGGTGTAGGAGATATTAAACCCCAGATCAATATCCACATCAATGGTATCTCCGTCAACAACTTTCAAAACTTTCTTAATTCTATATTCGTACATGTAATATTATATCATGATTAACTATCTATATAAAACCCAAGCCTATTGGTATCTTCAGCTTTAACAAACCTCATTGATTGTGGAGGGTTAATCTCTTCTCCTTCCCACACGGGTATTGCAATATTATTACCGTACACAAAGTCAGGATTGCCTCGTAGATGTATCTCAATTAACTTACCCCCGATAAATTCACAGTTGATTGTTTTGTAAAAGAGTGGTATCTTACCCAACATCGCAGGTTGCGGAATAGATATTTCTAACTTCTCCCATTTTATAAATTTTGAATGAGGTGCATTCGGGTGTGGAGTACCTTTAACAGTCAACACAGGCTTGTACAGGTGGTAATCAACGCTAATGTGATCCCCCGTGAAGAACTCACACCAGAACTCTCCAGGATGCAGATCCAAGGTGCAATAATCCAGCCAGACCTTGCGAGCTCCAATCCCCATACCCTCAAAGTTAGAGATGGGTCTCACCATATAAAAATCGGGTTTGGGAACGGGCATACCTCGTGGTCCGCACAGATGACCAGCTCTCCTTGCTACAATGAGCTTATCAAACACCCAGAGGTGGTCATGTTCAGCAATTGACCACATCTCATAATCGTTACGCACACTCAATTTTATCATTAGTGGCTCCGAAAGTACTAACAACCA